GGGGCGAAGAGCATTGCCGACAAGGCCTTGATCTTCGACTATGTGCTGCCTCCGTCCATCAAGCGGTTCACCAGTGTGACGGTCACCTGCGACGATGAGGATGCCACCGGAGCGGTCGATATCTACCCGACGTATCTGCCCAGGTAGTAAGCGTAAGAGAAGCAGGAACGGCCTGGGGGAAACCCCGGGCCTTTTCAATACCTGTTCAACAGCCATTCAAAAGGAATTTACAATGACGAAAACGGTGGTCAACGAGCTTTCAGGAATCCCCATCACGATAACCTACGGCAGTCCCAAGGATTTTCTGGAAGCACTGAGGAAACACAAGGTCCAGGATTGGGAGGATATCGATGTGAGCGGCAAGGCCGGCTATTGTGTGGAGACATCCGCCGGTTCAGGAGAACACCGCCTTTTTGTCTTCATCTCCAATGCCGGCTGGAATGTGGATTCCTGCTATGAATGCATCGCACACGAGTCGTTCCACATCCTTATATATATACACAGGATCATGCAGGGATACACCGACAAGCTGGTGATCTACACCCCGCAGCACGAGACGTGGGCTTATCACCTGGGGACCATCTACCAACACATCCTCGATGTTGTCATGGCCGGCAAGGCCTTGGATTCCAAGAAGGCTGAAAAGGCTAAACTGGGAACATGAGCAGAATCATTACGTTGGAAGAGTTCAAGACATTGGCAGGGATTACGGACGATACGCTTGATCCGCAGATCAGTGCGCTCATCCCGGTTGTCGAGGATGACTACCTGGCAATCCGGAACAAGCCGTTCGATGTGGATGCTGCGACGGGAGAATCAATCTATCCGGCCGGGTCCCGCATGGCTGCTGCCGAGATGATCAGCTACAAGCTGCTCACGCTTCGCGGGAAGGTGGGGGCATCGTATGAGATGATCGGCGGGTATTCCATGTCCCTCACCACTGACCTGGTTGCAGGATATCCAAAAGGAATCGTCAGCAGGGTCAAGCGCTTTGGGAGGCTTCGATGAGCTTTGCGGCCATGCTGAACAAGACAGCGAAGATTATCAGGACAGTTCCTGCCTCAGGGGAATGGGGGTCAACCGACTCATCCCAGACAGTTACCGAGGTTCCCTGCCGGATTCAGGCTTCCAGCGGTCGAGAATATACTGACGGCCGCGTCAGGACCGAGGCGACTCATCTGGTATTCATGGGGATGACTGATCTGCGTACGGACGACCTTCTGGAAATCGACGGCAAGCGTTATGAGGTGGTCCCGCCGATCATCGATGCAGGCGGGGCCGGCATCCATCTCCAGGTATGGGTGAAGGAGCGTGACGCATGAGCACCGTGAAATTCGTCGACAACTCGGAGAAGATAAAAGCCGAGGTTGAGAGACAGAGGGATATAGCCTTGGTCGAGGCAGCCATTGCAGTTCAGGGCAATTGCATTGTTCGATGCCCTGTTGATACCGGTCGCCTTCTCGGATCCATCGGATACATAACTGGATCAGGAGCCAGGGGCGGTGGGGAGGAGACTGTACAAGGTGAGCCAAAAAGCGGGGAAGCTGTAATTGGAACCAACGTAGAGTATGCAGCCCATGTTGAGTACGGGACTAAATTCCAGCATGCCCAACCGTATATGCGTACCGGGTTTGATGCATCCAAAAAATCTGTTGACGACATCTTCAAGCGACGCTTGAAAGTGGAGGCCCGGTAATGCTGCATGAGAAAGATTTCCTGGGATGGCTTCGGGACAACCAGCAGATGAAGCTCTTGTTCGGGACGAAGATTTTCTGGAAGCTTGCACCCCAGAAAACCACCACCCCGTTTGCGGTGTTGCAGGACATCAGCTCCAGGGGGTTCCGGGAGATTGATGCGGCTTGCCCCAGGATGCAGCTGGACTGCTACTCAGGCAACGAGTTCACGGTGATCGAGCTAGCCGAAGCGGTGGAGACCGAACTATTCGGCAAGGCATTTACATATGGCAATACCCTGTTCAGCTCTGTTGTGGCTGAACGGGCAATGGTATTGAAAGTGGAGGACGGGAGCTTCAAGGTTCCAGTCGATATCAAACTATCCTGTAGGAGGGACGCATGAGCAATTATGCAGGCATACATCTGCCGGCCGGATGTACCGTGAGTGTTGGAGACAGCGTGGATGCGCTTGAGGATGTCGGTGTCATCCCTATTGATGTCGACTCGAACTTGGAGATCACCTATGACAAGATCAAGGTGCAGGGATCGAAACGAGAGACGGTGCTCGACTATGTTAAAAACATGGCAGCCAAGGCTTCGACCGAGCTGTACCAGATCAGGATGAGCGTCATCAACAAGCTCACCGGCGGGGTGATGACTGTTACCCCGATTGCTGGTGACCCTGTCGCAGGGGCAACCCAGGCAATTGCCTCAGGGTGGACCCTTGGAAAGCTGTACGTCTTGAATGGACAGCAGGCAAGCGGATCCAAGCAGACCATCACCAGCGTCAAGTATGGGGCTACCGTGCTTGTTGAGGGAACTGACTACGTCCAGGGCATGGATGCTGCGGGCAAGTGGGGCATCCTCATGATCAGCTCGGCTACCGCCCCGACGTTGGGACAGATCGACATTGTCTATGGATACACCCCGGCAGCCTCGATGAAGGTTGAGATGGGTGCCCCGACGGTGGAGATCACCCCGAAGATTGTCAGGTTCAGCAAGATCCAGAACGGGAAGCTTTTCCAGGTAACCCTGTTCAGTGCCTTGATGGACAGTGGACTGAAACTTTCCTTCCCTGGCTCGGATGCAGACAAGCCTGTCTCCCTCCCTGTGACCATCGAAGGAATGCTCGATTCCAGCCGTGCAAGCGGTTCCCAGCTGCTCGATATCATAGATGAGATCGGCGTCGAATAGGGAGGGGAGCATGAAGGAACGGCTGTATGACCTGAACGGTCGCGAGAATTGTGTAACCGCTACCATCAAGGTATCGGACAAGACCTTCCGCATCTCCCGTGTTGTCACGGGAGTGCGTTTGATGTATGCCAACCATCTGAAGAGAATGGGGGAATTGCTTCGTGAGGTTTCCTCAATCGATGTATCAACCCCAGAGGGGATTGCCGATGCTGCCCAACATGAAGCTGCCGTGGACCAGTTCATGCTGGAGAAGAAACAGACCTATGATGACATCCTCACCCTGCTCCTTACCAAGAACGGGTTTGAGTATGACAAGGCATGGTGGGAAGTGAACACCGATGAGTATGACACCAGGTCATTCATCGAGGCTTGCCTTTCAAAGGATGCCACTGAGCAAAAAAAAAAAGTAGACGGCCACCTGGACTATGACCGGCTTTGTGCACTATTCGGGCGGACGTGGTCTTACATCACGCCCGCTTACTTTTACGATGAGCTTGACCTGTTCGACATAGCAAAGCTTGCAACCCTGGTACCCCCTGCAGACTATGCAGCATGCTGGGGCGGGCGCAAGAAGAACAAGGGGCTCGAGGATGCCATCCGTGATGGCGTCGTAACCAGGAGCAAATGACATGGACAACCTGCTGGGGACACTGATCTACAAGATCACCGGTGATAGCACCGCATTGGACAGGGATCTTGATGCTTCAAGGTCGAAGATAGACAAGACTGGTTCGTCCATCGTACAGATGGGTGAGCGTATCAAGCGCGTCTCCACAACTATAATCTCTGGATACCTAATCAAGAGTTTGCTCAATGCCTCCAGCCGCGTAGCTGAACTCCAGAACAAATTCGATACGGTTTTTGCCGGAATCGAAAATGACACCAGTGCCTGGGTTCGCCAGTATGCCGATGCAACCAACCGGGGCATTACTGCAACCAAGGAATTCTTGGCTACACAGCAGGACTTGCGTACTGGTTATGGTGATACCATCGAGTCTGCGGCCAGATACTCCCAAGCGGTCGTAGGGATCACAAATGACCTCGCCAGCTTCTCCAACGTCCCGGTCACTGAGGCAATGGCTTCCATGCAATCCGGACTCTCCTTCCAGTTCGAGGCCCTTCGAAGGCTCGGTGTCTCGCTTTCGGTTGCAACCATCAACCAGGGCGAATATGCAGCATCCATCGGGAAGACCTGGGAGCAGATGTCCAATCTCGAGAAGCAAGAGGCGGTGCTATCCGGAGTGGTCAGCCAATCAAAGAATGCACTACACCAGGATATCCAGCTTTGGAAGCAGTACGACTATACTATCGGCGATGCAGCAAGGACTTCGGAGAGTTTTGCCAACTCTTCCCAGGGGGCTCAGCAACGTCTTGATGACCTGAAGGCAGAGCTTGGAGACGCTTTGATTCCGACGGCAACAGCGTTTCTTAATGTTGGCCTTGATGTGATGAAGATGTTCAACGAATGGCCTGATGCAGCTCAGTCGGCAACCGCTGCCGCTCTGGCATTCGGGGTGGCAATGACCATGGTTACTGGACCTGTTGGGGTGGCAATTGGATCAATTGCCGCACTTACGGTATTGATCAGTTCGGCCAAAGAGCCTAGCGAAAAACTTGCAAGTACTACTGCACAACTTTCACAGGCAACCAGCGAATACAATGAAATCACCAAGCAGTTGTCAGGCAATACAGACAGCATGACTCAAAGTGAGCGAAATCTTCTCGAAGCACGAAAGGCTATTCTTGCACTCGAGGTTCAGAAGAACCTGCAGACTCTCATTACCGGTTACTCGGACACGATATCCGAGATTGAAAAATATGAGAAAACTACGGAATCAGCTCAAGCAAAACAAGCTGCATATTCACTAGCAGCAGGCAAAGGCATTAAGGATGTCAGAGCAGAAATAGAACGACTGGAAAAAATCCCACTGAAAAGCAAATATGATCAAGCATATTATGACAATCTGGTCCAGGCTCAAAGAAGCTTTTTCACTTATCAGAATAGCTATATGGGAATTTGGGAAAGGGAGCTAGAGAAAGCCGTAAAGAATCTTGCTGACCAGCAGGGAAATCTTGCCAATGCACAGTTGCCGTTGAATGAAGCTGTACTAGCCGCAGCTATGGCTGTCAATTCTGAAGCTGTAAGCGTTGAATACCTCGCCCTGACATATCCTGAACTATATGAACAGATTATGACTACAGCTGCAGCTATCAAGGTGAACACTGTAGCAACAGATGACAATTCGAATTCTACCAAACAGGCTGTCTTCGCAGCTACCGAATGGCAAACAAAGCTCAAGGAACTTCAGGCTGACCAGGCAGAAGAGGCAGGGAAATTCAAACAGGCAGCAGAGATTCGCGTTGGCCTCCTTAAAGTTGAGCGGGAAGAAGCAATCAGAAAACTCGCTGTTGATGCTCATCTCATTGGCTCTGAAGAGGACGTAACCACTATGTCACTCGATGAATTGACCAAGCGGATTACAGCCAATGCAGGGGCTTGGGAAGAATTGAAAGCCTTGAATTCCTCCTATGCGACTCAGACAGCTTCAGTCAATAAAAATGCGGATGAGCAGATTCAGAAGGCTGACAAGGAAAAGACCGATACGCTGGCGGAGAATGCCAAGAAAATCACCGATTTGCTTCTTGATCAATCAGTTGCATCCAAGCAGGCTGCTGCCACCGAGCTGGAACAAAATGGAAAGTATGACGAAGCGTATGCAATCCGGTTGTTGTTGGTCCAGACGGAGCGTGATGCTGCCATTGTCGCCATGCAGGAGAAAGTCGATGCAGGCGAGGCTACTGAAAATGAGCTGACCAATATCCGCACTTACTACAGCAATGCTGAGCTGCAGCTTCAGCTTGATAAGAATAAGGCTGTCCTCGAGGCTGACAAGAAAAAGACCGATACTTTGGCTGAGAATGCCAAGAAAATCTCCAACATGCTCCTTGACCAGTCAGTTGCATCCAGACAGGCTGTTGCCACTGAGTTGGAGCAAAGCGGGAAGTTCCAGGATGCTAATGCAATCCGATTGGGGCTCATTGAACAAGAAAGGGATGCTGCCATAACTGCTATGCAGGAGAAAGTTGATGCAGGGGAGGCAACCCAAAAGGAACTAGACGACCTTAGCATCTATTATGCAAACAAACAGGAACAGCTGCAAAAGGAGCAGGCAGACAAGGTCAAGGATTTCTGGCTCGATGTAGTATCTACGGTAGCAAGCACCGTTACCAGCATGAGCAATGACCTGGCATCTCTCCTGTCTGCACAGACGGATGCCCAGCTTGCTGCCATCGACGAGCAGACCCAATCAAAGCTATCGGCGCTGGGACTTCAGGAGAAGACTGCAATAGAAAAGCTGCAGGAGGAATATGCGGCAGCTGTGAAAGCAGGGGACATGGAACTAGCCCAAGAGAAATCCAAGGCAATCGAGAAGCAGAGAATCGAGGACGAGGCTGACAAGAAGAAGCAGCAGCTGCAGATTGAGCAGGCAAAGCGTGAGAAGGAGCTCAATATTTTTACTGCGACAATCTCCATGTTGTCCGCAATTGTCAAAGCATTGGCCGACCCCGGTGGTTGGGCTGGTGTAGGATTGTCCGTAGCCGCCGGGGTGACAGGTGCCCTTCAGATTGCAGCGATCCAAGCTGCCCCCCTTCCGTCGTTTGCAGTCGGTGCGGAAAATATTCCGGAAGATATGCTTGCGGTCGTCCACAAAGGCGAGAGTATCCTTCCGGCACCCATGGCCGAGAGTGTCCGCAAGGGTGAGGCTACCTACGGACAAGGTTCGAATGTAATGATAACCATCATCAACAATACGGGTGCAGCAGTGACCCAGGAGGAACGGGAGACCGACCAAGGCCGGGAATATCTCATTTCCATCGGGAAGGCTGTGGATAAACAAATTTCAGAGGGGCGATATGACAGGTCCTTGGGAAATAGATACGGAATAAAGAAGGTAGGAATCCATGGATAACATATTTTGGCCGCAGACGATCCCGGGACCGAATCTAGGATGGTCGATGAATATGAAGGACAACCTGCTCAAGTTCGAGCCCGAACGTGGACCGGCCAAGACAAGGCGTCTCCGATCAGCGAGGGTCATGGAGCTTGGGACGACTCTCTCTCTGAACGATTTCCAGCTGACCGATTTCATTGCATGGCATCATGACGAGTTGAAGGATGGTTCGCTGCAGTTTGTCTACGATGATTTTGTGACGGATGAGCAGGTTGCTGCAAGGATAACCGGTTGGACGTCGAAGCAAGTCCGACAAGGGGAGTATGAGGTGTCACTGAAATTGGAGGTGTACCTGTGATCACTACTTCAACTAAGCAAGCAATTTTGGCTCCTTCCACCGATAAGGTTTTTAGCAATGTACTGAAAATTATCGGTATGGGATTCGAGTTCAGATTCATCGACAACAACGAGCAGGTTGCCATCAATGGTGAAGTATTTCTGCCCAAAGGGTTCGATTACACTCCGGCAGATCCGCAGGCTGACGATGCAACAAGCAGCGTGAAGATAGAGGATGTTGATCGGCAGATTATCCAGGCACTGCAGGAAACGTTGGAACCCGTGTCGGTATCAGTCGGACTGATTCAGTTCGATGTCCCGGACACCTATCTTGAGAATCCTGTGGAGTTCAAGTTGGATTTGGTATCAGCGCCTGGTGACGGGAGCGTGGTGCTGGAGCTTGCCAAGCAGGGATTCCTGGGATATTCGGCTTCCTCGTTGTCCTACGACGCTACAAACTTTCCGGGGCTGTTCGGGTGAACATCCAAAGGTATCTAGCCGTTCCTTATCTTGAGAACGGCAGGACCGAAAAAGGGGCCGACTGCTATGGCCTTGTCCGGGTAATACTTCAAAATGAGTTAAAGATTGAGCTTCCTGCCTTCTCCTATGTACGAGACCAAGCTTCATTGGATGATGCTATTGAAGGATTTCAGGCAGTGTCTTCTCCCGAAGACTTTGACATCGTATACATGAAAGGATTCAACTATCCGCTTCATGTCGGGGTATGGTTCAACGGTGGCATCATCCATATGACCGCAGCAGGAGTTTCCTTCCAACGTGCTCAGACTATGAAGAAAAGGATTCTGGCGTACTATAGGCCTTGGAAGTAGCATCCTCTCAAAATGCTACCCTGTATGCATGAAAATACGCATTCTGAAAAACCTGTTCACCGGTGAATATTCGGACCATATATTCCATGGCAGTGCATGCATAGGCGAGCTGCTTGATCAATACCAGTGCTCTCCTGGGAGCCAAATATTCCTGAATGGTGAGCTGGTTACAGATTTGAACACCATCGCGGATGATGTATCCTTTGTTTTAGTTAGGGTTGTACCTAAGGATCCCACAGCTATAGTGTTTCTTTTTATAGCTATTGGAACAGCTAGTCTAATTGCCGGTGGGGTTGAGCTTTACAAGGCACTTACCCGTAATCCAAGCCTGCCAAACGTTCAAACATCCCCCTCATTGAGGGGTTCCACGAATACCGCAAGGAAAGGGGAAAGGCTGCCGATCTTGCTCGGGCATTGGCGAATCTACCCTGATCATGCAGCACTCCCATATTCTAGGTATGCTGACAACAATCAGTTCTTCGTCCAGCAGTTCTGCTTTGGATACTCCGACGTTTCCCTGAACATGGCTACAGCAAAGATCGGTGATACCCTGATCAGCAAGTATGCCGGGGTGCAAACAAGTTTGACTCCCGGCTCCTTGTATCCTTCCAGGATCATTGAGAGCCAGGTAGGGGTGGAACTAGCCAACAATGGTACAGCTACGCCCATCGAGAGAACCACCTCAAGCGGTACTACCAAGATCAACGTGGGGGTGATTGCCCCGAGTGGTATCTATAAATATAACGGGTCAGACAAGGAGCCGACGACAGTCTCAATCAAGGTAGAATGGAGGATTCCTGAAGGCAGCTGGAACGTACATGCTGATGAGTCACTCAGTCTGAATGTAAATAAGTGGCGCAAGATGTACGAGATCAATCCGCATGGATCAGCCGATGGTTCCTATGATGTCAGGGTAACAAGGACTAATAAGGCTGGAGAGACTTCCTCATATTGCGATACCATCTACTTCGATGTGCTGCAAAGCTTCACGAAAAACCAAAACGACAACAGCACGAACCCTGTTTTATCTCCGTCGAATCTTCGTTTATTAGCTGTTGATATCCAGGCAACCGACCAGTTGAATGGGACCATCGACAGCATCAATATCGAAGGTACCTTACGAACCAGGGCTTGGGATGGAGTTACTTCAGGTGCATCCCATTGGGTCGATGCAGAGACTCGCAACCCTGCCGCTGCCATTCTCTACCTGCTTACCAATTCCAAGATCAATCCAAGACCACTTACCGATGCCCAAATAGTTTGGGAGGAATACGAGGCTTTCTATCAATACTGCGAAGACCAGGGATTCCATTGCGATGCCTGGGTAACCGGTGATTATACAATCGGTCAGCTTGTCGACTTGATTGCCCAAAGCAATATGGCTGAGATTCGAAGGTCCGCTGACTCAGTAGGCATCATGATCGATAAGATCAATCCCTACATCGCCCAGATGTTCACTCCATTGAATGCCGCAGAGTTCTCTATGAAGAAGGAGTTTTCATCACCGACTCAGGTGCTCAATCTTAAGTTCGTTGATGCGTCGATTGGGTATGAGGCAGCAGAGAGAAACGTCAGCATCGTCAATGATTCCATTGTCTTCGACCGGGTAATCACGGATGAGGATGAGAGTACGGAGATTACTCTGTTTGGTGTTACGGATCCTGCACATGTCGCCAAGGTGGGCCGGTACAGACTGCTCGAAATCGCTAGGAGAAAACGTACTTTCAATTGGTCTTGTGATATTGAGGGGATTCTCTGCACAAGAGGGGACGTCGTCCTCTTGAGTAACGATAAGTTCTTGCTCGGAACCGGTGAGGGAAGAGTCTCTAAAGTCATCAAGAATGCGGATGGATTGATAACCGCCATCGAGCTTGATACCGAAATAGATATGGTGGTTGGAAATTTCTATGGAATCAGGATTCGTACCCTCAACCAAATACTGGGATCCTATGCAATCGTGAATGTTCCGGGGAGTCGGAGGATTCTTGAGCTGCAGACTCCCGTCGATGAGGAGATATTGCCAGGGGACCTTGTTGCTGTTGGGGTTGTCCAGAATGAGAACCTGAAGGTGCTCATTACGGAGATCACCCAAGATACAAACCGGGTATGCAGGATCACAGGTATCGAGTATGCAGAGGAAATCTATTCGGATGACACGATAATCCCTGCTTACCAATCCGGGTTGTCAATCATCCGAAACAATGCCCTTAGTATCAAGCTGCCAACATATGTTCCAGGGGTCAAAGCATCTATAAATCTCGATGCAAAAACACCTCTTCTGAAACCGGGGTCTACAGAAGAGCGTGAGGACTTCGCTGTGAAGATTACTACCGGTCAGGTGAATGAGGAGGGGGCCTGGGATATCGCTCCCGAGTTCTATATCAAGACCGGCGAGGATTACCTCCTGGCGATTGACAACAATTTCCTGGATGTGGCTGATGGAAATACGAAGAAACGTGCCCTGATCAATGGCAACGGGGACTTTGCAATCACGAACAACCATGTGTATGTGCGCAACGTCAATGCTGATGGTCTGAATGCCCAGCGTTGCAACATTCATGGGAATGTGAATGCGAACATCCTGATCAACCCTGCCTTTATTGCACAGCCTTCCAGCCGTGCCATCACGAACCTGCAGACGCTGAAGACACAGCAGAAGAGCCTGGCATATGACCTGTGCGTTTGGGCACAGCAGAACGGGATATCTTTCAATAATTTGCATCGTTGCGAGGTCTCGGAGGAGCCCAACGTAGGGTGGGTGATGTTCGCTCCCCTGACTGCTCTGGGTACCTGGGGTAGCTCTGAGATTGATTGCTATGTCTACTTCTACGACGACAACGGGGGCTTCCGTTATGGTTGTTGGAGCAAGTGTACCTATGAGGCTTATACGGTCCAGAATACCTGGATATTCGGATGGCCATGGTTCGGTACCCATACTGAATATCATTGGGTCTTATACGGTGCTTTGAGCGGGGACAAGGACACGCTGTATGGTGATTCCACCAGCAGGGGGTCCGGTTTTGTCGTGGCTCCGGTGCAGTCGATTGATCCTTCTTCCATCACCATCTCCATTCCCGGATACGGGGTGGATCTGAGGTACAACTCGAATGTCACAGTCGGCGGGGTGGTGTGCAATGGTTTCCTGGAAACCTGGGGGCACAGCATCGCGTTCCGCTGCTACTTTGGTAGCGATTACGATCTGTACATGAAAAAATTGCCAGGCAACGACAGTGCCACCCTGGCATCGCTTGCGAGCGGGGCTTTGTACCGGGGCACGGGCGGTGCATTGTACGTCAAGTAAAAGGGGTTTAAACGATGTTTATACGGATGAATAAATCGGGGCTTTATGTGATCAGCGACTATCTTCCCGATGATGCTGTGGAGGTGTCTGTCGAGGAGTACGGCAGGGCGATGAGGCCGACTGAAGCACAGAGAAGGCAGGACTACCTGCTTGGTGCTGTCTATCTCAGTGACAAGAAGAAATACCTGTTTGAGACGCTGCGATCAGAGCTCAAGACTGACGGGTCCTTTGAGGAGGATCTCGAGAAGCCTTTCTACCAGGGCATGACCGTTGACGAGATGCAGGTGGAATATGCCAAGTATGTGGGTGATGACGACGAGAGAGCGGCGGCAATCCTGGAAGCCAAGCGATCGGCAAAGGCTTACATCAGGAGTTTTGTAGAAGGGCTGTCAGGGAGTCAATCTTGATAGGGAAGGACAAGCTCTACCACTTCGGCATTTGTGCTGCTGTTTCTCTGGCTATTGGATTGCTGCATGATCCGGTGGCCGGAGCTCTCAGCGGAATCTTCCTTGGAATAGGGAAGGAGTATGGTGATCACAAGGCTCCAGGGAATATTTGGAGCTGGGGAGATCTGCTGGCTGATGCACTAGGGGTGGTGGCTGGAGGCTTGTTATCTTGGCAGCTTTATAATGCTTGGTTCTTTGTAAGTTTGAGGATGGCGTTGGGCTCCATAGTGCTGTACCATTAGCATTATTTGGAGGTGGGTATGTGGCCATTGTTTACAGTTAGGGTGCTGCAGGATACTGATTTTTGGCAGGTATTTGCCCAGATACTATCATCTTCTGCAATTATCATTGCAGCTGTAGTAGCAGCTTGGTTTGCTAATAACAAAGAGAGAAACAAGAATAAGACAAAAGGAAGATATTTGCTTTCATTGTTACGTTCACTTGAGTCATATATAGTTGTGTTTTCTGATGGTATCAGAGTTGACGATTGGGATAAGGCACAACGTTATTTTTATTTAATCTCAAAAGAATCATCAAACATTATATACTTGCTTGAAAAGAAGCTTTATGCATTTGCATCTTGCATGACTTATGACACTTTGGATCATATTCAAAATGTGATTTTTTTCTTCAATGCAGAAAAGAACATTTTTGATTCATATTCCCCCAATAAATGGGAAGAGGATAGAGAAGGTAATGCAGATTCATGGAAACTCACGATAGATTCAATCAAGAGCGCAATCGAGCTGCATAGACGAAACTGCCGACCGATTTTCATTCGAAATATATCACTCATGTTTTATCGTTCCAAGACGAAGCGCCTAATGAGAAAACAAAACTCAAAAAAAGAGTAGGAATGTTTCGTTTGCGAAGTATCAAAGAAGGTTGAAGAATTCAGATAGAGAAAATCAAAGCATATAGAGGTGTAACATGTGGTCATCGTTTACGGTTAGGATTCTTCAAGATACTGATGGGTGGATAGTTGCAGCACAATTTGCAAACGCTATTGCTATCGGTTTTGCAGCTGTGGTTGCTTCTCAGTATCCAAAAGCAAAAGATAGATTATTAAGAATTCAATCAATGAGAAACCATCTTGCTTCATTTAAGCTGTTTAGAAGCTCCGTAGAAGCTTATTTTTATATTGTAATTGGTGGTTCAGATCTTCCCCCATACTATAATTCGACAATTGTAATACAACAGGCCCGTGAAGATTTTTTTAGGTTTGAAAATAAGAAAGAAGAGATTGTCAGTGTGTTACCTGGCAAAGCCATTGAACCATTTAACAAATTTCTAAGTTTTTATAAAACGTTAGAGCGGTTAAGCCATGAGAAATACGATAGTACTAATGATATGTATGATGCCTGGCAGGGTAGTAAAAAGGAATTAGATAAGGTCATAGATATTCTCGAGAAAAGAATAAGCGGTTTCAGAAATAAGGATTCACAATAGATGTGTGCTTTAGTAAATCCTCAAGATTATCCCTGGAATGCAATCGGTTCTATTGCTACAGCGGTAGGTGTTCTATTTGCTTTGGGAGCACCCATCTATAGAAGGTGGAAAGAGGAAAAGAATTTAATTTATTTTCAATCAAAGAGCCTTACGAGATTATTGGAGAATGTACGGTATCTACAATCAGTGAAGAAGCCCGAACAGATGAGCGATGAAGAGTTGTTGAAATGGGCAGAAAAGTTCAGGACTCTAATAATTCCAAATATGGACGATGATGCCAAGGAACTTGCAAAATATGATACAAAGCTTTATGAAGTGCTCGTACAGATTTGCAATCTATATCAATACGTAAAATCAAATGCTCAAGATTTTATAGAATCTTCAGACCCTGATGAAATCAAACAGAACCGAATTTGGTTTGAAGGTTCACTTGCAAATGCTGATTGCGAAGTGATTCTGAATTTTGTCTATCTTTCCAAGAAGAAAATACTAAAGGCTGATTGGGTTCCCTTCTTCTAGGTCAATCATAATCCTACAGTAGGCTGACTGAATACGCTGTAGAGCGTGCGGTTTGCGTTATCCGCCTTTTGTTAAACTTCCTCTGAGCTATAGAGCTAGGAGGAATCATGGTTGATGCCCATCTGAGATCGAAGACGATTGAAACTGCAGATATTAAGAACCTGATCATCGGGGGACAGACGGGGATAGATGGAATCCGGTTCTGTCTTGCTGCTGTCACCAATGGGGAGAATCTTGCCGATCCGGCTTTCTCCTGGTTCCTGCAATATAAGAACAAGAACGGTCAGGGTGAGTCTGTCGGCTTGACCCCTGTGTATGAGAACGGCTTGGTGAAGCTGCCCTGGGTGCCTAATAAGTTTGCTACCCAGGTTCCCGGCCGGATGCAGATCCAGCTGTATGCTGCAATCGTGACGGGTGAGGGCGAGGCTGCTGTTATCAATAAACAATGGGTGAGTGAATTCGCCATCATCTATATCCAGGAGAACATCAACCCTGATCCGATCGTTGCCACCGAGCCCTCTGTCATTGAGTACTATGTCACTCTCTACGCTGCCTACAAGAATGCAGCTGAGGCGGCTGCTGCGGCTGCTCTAGAAAGTGAGCAGGCTGCTGCATTGAGTGAAGGTAATGCTGCTGATTCAGAGGCTGCAGCCCTTGCCAGTAAACAGGCTGCCGGACTAAGCGAACAAGCAGCTGCGTTGGCTGCAGGGTCGGCTCTGGAATCGAAGAACTCCATAGATGCCACGTTTACCGATCCTGGTCTTGTTGCTGTACGAACTGACATGGCTACTCCCGAAACTTCAAAGATTCAGAAGGTTGCCGCAAACGAGGCAAATATCACCGAGGTGGCCGATGATCTGAATCTGGGCAGTTCCTCGAAGATCAAGAAGGTTGCGGATGACATCGCCAAGGTCGGGGCTGTTGCAGATGGAATGACCCATGTTACTGCGGTAGAAGCCAAGCTGACCGATATAGCAAAGGTGGCTGCCATTGAGGTGGCAGTCCCCAAGGTTGCCGCAATCGACGGCGATGTAGCCAAGGTTGCTGCGATAGATGAGGCGGTAGGTCTGGTCGCTGGTGTCAAGGATGACGTAACAGCGGTAGCCCTCATCGATGACGAGATTTCCGCCATTGCCCTCATCAAGGATCAGATTGTTTCCTTGGAGGCTGAGAAGCTAAAGGTGTCTGCAGTCGAGGCGAAGTTGTCCGAGATTCTGGGCGTCTATGCGAAGCTACAAGCGATTGAAGGCTTGTACGGTAAGAGTGCAGAAATCGATGCGCTGTATGCTCAGTTGGGCGTGATTGCAGCCAAGGCAAATCAGGCGGATGTAGAAACACTCCAGCTTGCTATTGCAAGGCAGGAGACTCGTGCGAATGGGCTTGAGAAAACACTCAATTCTACACAGGGAACGACTTTTGATACCACGGATATTGGTATCGTGGCGTTGCCGCCGAATGCTACTGGAAGAGCCTTGGTGGGGTTGAAGGGGTTGACGGCGAGGAATCTGGTTATCAATGGTGATTTTTCTGCTGGGACTACTGGATGGGGTGCAGTTAATACAACATTATCGGCTAGCAATAATGAACTCACAGCTACCGGAAACACTACTACTGACTATGCAGGATTCTCAAAACAAGGTTTGACTCTTCTTGCTGGACATACATACGGACTCTTATGCGAGATAATGACTCCATCTGTTGGATTGAGTGGGCTTTATTACTACTTAAATTCAACTGTGCAAGCGATGATTTCTCCAACGGTACAGAATCAATGGTATCAAATGATAAAGATTTATACCCCTCCAGCTAACAGCACATTGGATTTTCGCGGTTATAACATGATTGGAAAAGCATTCAAAGTGCGGAAAGTTCGGGCAATAGACCTTACTGGGACTAGTCTTGTAGCGTTGACGGATGCCCAGTTCGCACAAATGTTTAATGCATATTTCTTCGGCACAAAGTCTATCAATTTTCCTGCCAGGATAAGGAGTTTAGGGAAAAATTTAACAGACATTCGTAGCAACGCTGCTCTAAAGGCAAAATCTGGTGTATCACTTGTCACCGAGGAAGGGCGGACATGCTGGAAGGTGAATAACGTTTCGGTGGAAGATGTCATAGTTGGAATATTCAAACCTAATACACGTTATACCTTGTCAATGCATGGCAAACAGACTGCTGGCAATGGACGATTTGAATTTTTGTACACAGACGGGACCTCTAGTTATTCTCAAAACTTTGCTACTAGTTTTGGTTTAGTTGTGCAGATAACTACTGCAGGGAAGACCCTACAGGCAATTAAATGTGGATGGGGTAGTTCCGGGACCTGGTGGGTTGATGTGGATACATTCATACTCCATGAGGGGGCATTCGCGCTTCCCTACGAACCTCATCAAGCTTCAAGTCTTTACATTGCTGATGCTACTGAACTTCGATCTGTTCCTGCGGTTCATGATAAAGTCGCCATTATTGATGACGAATTGGTGAAAGTGCAGAATGTGAACGAGGTCACATTTGTAGGCACTGAACAGTGGTTCTTGAGGAGCATTGCAGACAACACAACACATCTCGCATTCATGGTTGATGTTGCTAATTTTACTAATGCTGACAGCCCATCAGTTTTGGAATCTGCTCAATTTGGTTCTTATAGAGGTGAGGTGTTAAATGCAGGGGCAACGGAGGGAATTTCCAGTTACGCTTACTTCGGGACAAACAGTAGAATTGTCGTAGCAATTCTCAAATCCAGACTGGCAACACCCGATGTCGCTGGATTCAAGGCGTGGCTTGCAATGAACAATTTGACAATTCAATATCAACTCATCAACACCGTATTCACCAATCTCAATATGCTTGGATCATTGCTCTCCCTGCGTTCAGTCTCGTTTGAGCCCTTCTATCAGTGTGAGCATCAAACCAACGCTTTGGGCCAGATTACCCTGCCATATACTGGTAATCTTGACGCTATCTACGGCTATGATGAATCTTTCACCGAGTATGAGCTTGACTCGTTGGAGTACAGCCTTTCTGGCAACGTTCTGGTAATAACCGGGGCACTGGAGAACGAAGTCTTTTATGTGATGATGTTCCGCGACTATGCCGCTCCAATCCCGCAGATAACGGTCAACTCTATCAACAGTAAGACCACCATAAAGGATACGACCAACGGCAAGTACTACGAGCTTGTACCAACAATAACAAACGGGGTTTTAGTAGGGCAGAGTCCGATGGAGGTGGTTTGA